TGGAAGCCGGTATCATCAACCATGTTGCCGGTATCGCCCATATAGTCCAATGCCGCAAGCGGCTCATGTAATGTTCCGTAGTCCGTCGCTATGTTTCCGGCAAACTCAGATTCTGCGCCGTGATACTCGCGCACCATCTGGCGGATTAAATCTTCTGGCGTCCTCCATGGATTGACGCCCAAAGCTGCGCCAATGTTTGAGCCTGTCAATTTTCCTTTGCGGGCTTTAAACCATTCTTCGGATCGCTGTTCCATTTTGCTATTCCTCATTGGGTAGTGTCGGGGCGCAAGCGCCCCTAAGTTATTGATTTATATCAGAAAGGTACGTCGTCGTCGATGTCGTCAACTTCTTCCGGCTCAGGCTCTTTAGCTTTCGGCGCTTCTTTAGCTGCCTTGGCCGCAGCACCCTTGGCAGGCGACACAGCACTGACCCAGTTCCCGCGCTTGCGTTCATCTTTCGGGATGACTTGACCGTTGTCGTCTTTGTCCAGCTCCCAGATCTGAACCTTGATAGCCATAACCTTGCCCACAAGAGCGGTCATAAGATCTGTGTCGCTTGGCTCACCTTGCACTTTCATGAGCTTACCGCCAGCGTTCTGATCAACTGCGGCCAGCATGCGCTTAGCTTTGTCTGCGGTTGCCTGCGGGTCTTTGTCGCGACTGGTGCCAAAGACTTTTACCTTTTGAAAGATCACGCGCTTGGCGAATTCGTCAGGCTTCATTACGCGCCATTTAAGGCTGATAAATCGGTCTTCGTTGTATTCGTCCCATTTAGCTTCCTCTATGGCTGCAATACATCCTGTGTTGCCTGGGATTGGCTCAATGTCACCGCCGCCCAGTTCATACGCGCCGTTGTTTTCTACTGATGATCCGTCGTTAAGATTCCAGAATGACATAATTAAACTTCCTCATTGATTGCGGGTGCGGTTTTGCCGCCATTAAAAAACGGGATTAAAGCCAGTAATGGGTTTTGCTCTTTTTCTACGTCAATCTCTTCGGGCAGGCTGTAACGGTTTTTTGCGTCGACATAGCCGATAGTGCCGTCGCTGCTAGTAATCAAAACGCGCTCACCAGTGTTGGTAACGCGCCCATACTTTGTGGTTTGGCCCTTTTTGTTTTGCTCATGGCCCATGACAAACTCACGGGCCTTTAGGTACAAAACCGCATCACTTGAGCTAATATAGATCTGACGGGCTTTTTCTGGCATGTCCATGCTGTAGGCCGTGTACTCTCCTGCATCTGGGCGGTTCTTCATTTTGACGACGCCGGTATGCGACAAGAAAACAACGGCAATGCCCTTGCGGCGTAGGTGCTCACAAGCCTGGCGAATCTTTACGTGCATTCCGGCAACTACCAAGAATCCTTTGTGGAAACCGCCCGCAGCTTCGCCAATGTTGTCAACGCCTTGCGGGTCAAACTCAACCACTTCCGACTCAAACAGCGAGTTCATGGATGTTATTGTGTCAATCACAACGGTTTTGAAAGAGTGATCAGCGGTAATTAGCTCGCGGAGCTGATCAATAATAACCTCGCTTGGCCGAATTTCACGCTTAAAGTTGGGCGCTGGAATTTCTGGGAAAAACTGCGGCTGCTTATCTTCTGGCCAAGTCTCAAAAACAGTAGAACCGTTCTCTGCCTGAATGAAAATGGGAGCCGGAAACAGTGCGGCAATGGTAGATTTGCCGACGCCTGGGAAACCTACGATTGTCAAAACCGGCGCTTGCGGTTCTGCTTTTTTTGCCTTCTCCAAATAGCTCATCTTGTTTCGCCTCATTGGGTGTTTGTCGTTATGACGGTTGCTAGATTATGCCGTTGCGGTTACTATGTCAACACCGAACACGAACACTTAGGATTAAAAATCATGACGACCGACGAAGCTAAGCATCATTTTGGTGGTATTAAAGGGCTGGCAACTGCAATCGACATTTGGCCGCACGTCATATACCGGTGGGGAAAGTTTCCGCCCATGCCGCGCCAGTACGAACTTGAGGTAAAGAGCGGTGGAAAGCTAAAGGCGGAACCTGAAAATGATCAGTGAAATTCACGACTACATAGAAGGCGGCTTTCGAGTCTTCGGGCTAAACGGCGTCACTAAAGGAGCCTGCGATTGCGGTGATAAAAACTGCAAGGCGCTTTTTAAGCATCCTGTGATTAGTAACTGGCAGAGCGTACCCCACTGGTCAGACGAGCAGATAGACACCTTTGACCAGCTTGGCCACTTTGACACGGGCTTTGGCGTACTTTGCGCTGGCTTCCTGGTAATTGACGTAGACGCACGAAACGGAGGGGTTGATTCGTTTAAGAAGTTGTGTGAAGACATTCCGGGATGCGCGGATTCTAAATTTGTAGTCAATACAGGCTCAGGCGACGGAAGCCAACATCATTATTTTATGATGACTGAAAGCGTATCTTTGTCTCAGAATTTAGACGCCTACCCAGGGGTGGACTTAAAATCTTCAGGATTCGTTGTGGGGGCAGGATCCAGCCACGCAAGCGGCGCTGACTATGAAACGGTTAAGGGTTTTCCTCAAGATGTGCAGCCGGCACCTGATGATCTTATAGAGCTGCTACGTAAGCCAAAGTTTCACAGGGTTACAACAGACGGCGGTGAAGTCGACGTTGATCAGGCTCAGATTGCTTTGTTGCTTACGTTTATTTCACCAAATACCAACTATGAGACATGGGTAAAGATTGGCATGGCAACCCACCATTGCACAGGCGGGGCAGGCTTAAACCTTTGGGATGAGTGGAGCGCAACGGGCGAAGACTACCCTGGCCATGAGCCTTTGGCGCGCCATTGGCACAGCTTTGGGAAAACATTAAACCCGGCTGGTTACGGTACGTTACTGCATCACGCCAGAGAAGGCGGATATACAGAAGATGTGACGTTTGAGTACAAGGGCGAGCCATTGCCTGCCGACCTGGATACAACCGGCATAGACCTAAAGCGCCCACCTGGATACATCGGGGATCTTACCGCATGGATAAACAACCAATGCCTTTACCCTCGTGAAAACTTGGCTGTTGCCGCTGCCCTGTGCGCCGTCTCAGGACTCGCTGGAATGCGCTTCATAGATGAGCTTGACGACATGAGCGCAAACATCATAGCGTTCTGTGTAGCTGGCTCAGGAACAGGCAAGGAGGCAGTGCAGCAAGCATACCTTAAGATTATGCAGGCAGCGTCTACACAGGGGGCGGTTCATGGCGGATTCAAGTCTGAGCAGGAACTTATGCGAAACCTTCTACGCCACCAAGCCGCATTTTACAGCGTCGACGAACTTGGCCTTGTACTTAGAAAGCTGGAAAACGCCAGCAAACGCGGTGGCGCGTCTTATCTTGAGGGCATTATTGGCCTGGTTATGTCTGTTTACTCAAAAGCGAATGGCTACTTGCCTATCACAGGCGACCTTAAGGAAGAGATCCGAGAAACCATTGGGCGCGACTTGGCCAAAGTTGAAAAGAAAATAAACGACCTTCCGAAAGATAGCAGCCATGATTTAAAACTTGGCAAGCTGGAAGAGCTACGCGAACAGCACAGGGAATCGCTAGATAAGATTGACGACGGCTTAGATAGCCCCTACCTAACAATTTTGGGTTACACCACGCCAGTCACCTTTAACGAGTCGATGAGCTTTGAGCAGGCCACAAACGGCTTTATGGCGCGGGCCATGATCTTCGATGACTTAGAAACAAATCCCAGGCGCAAAAAGAATTTCAAAAAGCAAGCCATGAGCGAGGAGCTGGAAAACTCCATACGCAACCTTTACGCCCCGGGCGTGTTTGACGCTTTGGATACTGGCGGGCGCGTTGGCTTTACAGGATCAAAAACCGTTGTACCTACTGAGCCGGAGGCCGTGGATCTTTTAGAGAAGGTATACGAAACATTCCACGCGCTTGCTGATGAACACAAGGGCAACACAGGTTTGGAGGCGATACCCAGGCGCGGCTATGAGCTTGCGGCCAAGGTGTCTTTGATTCTGGCACTGCCTGGCGGCATAAGAACCACTGAGCATGTTAAGTGGGCGTTCGCTTTGGCCATGAGGGATGTCGATAGGAAGATCAAACTGACCTATTCCTCCGAAAAACCAGAAGAGTCTGACGGGTTGGCGGCTAAGGTTTTGTCACTGGTAGACAGTGACCACGGCGAAACTCTGGGCGTTTTGTCAAACAGGATGCGCGGAACGCCTAAAAAGCAGCTTGAGGATTTGCTTTTAAAGATGTCGGAAAAGGGAATGCTAAGGGCTGAAGAGTCTGTTCATCCTTACAGCAAAAAGAAAGTGGTTAGGTACTTTGCACCAAAGTGAAAACGCTGTACTGTGTTGGTTATCAAGGGGTTTTAAGGCGAGTGCTTAGTGTGGATAGTGGGTGGATAGTAGGCTTTTACTAAGCACTAAACCTAAAGAAATCAAGAAGTTAACATGGTGGATAGTGCTTAGTAAGATTACAGAGAAAGACTTTTAAAAAGGCCTCTTTTTAGAGGTCTTTTTTTTTGTCTCTACTATCCTCTCTATCCACTATCCTCTATATATATCTGGTAATAATATATATATAAAACAATACCTTAAAATACGAATGATTTTTATTCGTGCATAGTAGAATTTACTAAGCACTACTAAGCACTTTTTGCTTGCACCCTCCCCAACTTGTGTTAGTATTAACGCATCAACACAAACCACAAAAAAGAAATCACCATGTACGCGCCAAGGCAAGAGAAAGTCAAAGCGTCCTGCCCATCCCGCCAAGCCACCGTTACAAGCTGGCACGAAGAGGATCTGATAGAGCAGAAGGGCTATTGCGCAGATTGTGAGGTTGACGGGGTGCAGGGAGCCGCACAGGCCACGAACACCGATTAACCTAAGCTACCCTAGCCACTACACTTAAAAGCCCGCACAGGGCATTGGAGAACGATATGAGCAATCCAGATTGGACAGAAGCGCCAGACCAGGCGACACACTACGACTGCATCGCGGATGTTTTCTGCACGGTTGACGGTTGGTGGCATAAAAATCAATATGTGCCGGTTGAAAACAAGGACTGGGGAACCGACCGCTACACGCCGCGCCCTGCAGAGTCAGCCACTACAACATGGGATGGCACCGGCCTGCCGCCAGTGGGCATGGAGTGCGAGGCGGTGATACTCGCAAATAAGCCGAGAACTGTTTGCTTTGTGGGCATTAAATCTTCAGGGAGTGTCGTGATTGAGGGTGTAGACGGCGAAATGAAGTCGTATCAACGGAGCCAAGTAGATTTCCGCCCAATCCGCACTCAAACCCAGATCGACCGCGCCCAACTAATAAAAACCTTAACCCAGCTAAGAGGCAAGACTAACAATGCCGTAATAGCTGACTCAATACTTGAACTGGGCTTCAGGATTACAAAACCATGAAAACACTAGACTATGACACAGCACGGTGCTCTGGCCGCTTCGATTTCGACCCCGACGGCCAATGGTGCGCAGAGCGCGAAACCTGCCAGCGGTTCCTGGCCTGGATAAAATGGGACGCGGCTGCCGGCATACCGCATTATCGTGGGATCTCGGTAACGATGGGACGCGAGGATTGCGGGATTAAAATTGAAACCTTGGAGATAACAGAATGAGCAATCCAGATTGGACAGAGGCACCGGAAGGCGCGACGCATTGGGACACGAGGGGCGCTGTATGGTGCAAGCACCTACATTTTTGGTGCTACGGGCGCTGGAATCATGAGGGCGCAATCCATGATCTGGCGGAAGACCGCTACACACCACGCCCCACAGAGCCAGCACCTACGGCATGGCCTACAGCATGGAACGGCACCGGGTTTCCGCCAGTGGGTACGAAATGCGAAGGTGTATGGTTAGAAGTGCCTGATGGTGGTGATCGTGTTTTTGAAGTCGTGATTGTCAAGGGCTACTATAAAAAACAAGTTTGGTTTTGCACCACAAGCGGAGAAGACATAACGCATTTGACCAAAAACGTGGATTTCCGCCCAATCCGCACTCAGGCCCAGATCGAGCGGGGAAGGGCTATCATCATCGCCACGCGAGTCCTAAATCACGTTGACGTGCTGACCGAACGGCACGCTGCCGAGGCGCTGTATGATGCCGGAATGCTAAAGCTGCCTGAGGGCTACCGGATAGAGCGTTAACGGTGGTACAGTAGTTTTAACAGCCTGCCGCCGGCGTAAATAGGCGGATACGCTAGGCCGGATACGCGTACTCCGAAAACCGGCACTTGGCTACCTCCGGGTAGTCTTTTTTTTGTGTGATGGTGTATAATTGGTGTATGGAAAAACGACCAGTAGGTAGACCAAGAACAACAGTAGAAGACCTCCCGCAAGACTGGAAGCAGATCATTATGGACTGCGGTCAGGATGGCGGAAGTGCTGTTGAAATGCGATGCCTGCTTGCATTGGGCGAGTCGGCATGGGGCACCTTGCTAGAAGACTCGGCAGATTTTCGACGAACCGTAAAAAGCGGGCAAGACTTATGCCAAGTTTGGTGGGAGCGACAAGGCCGCAAGATGACAACCGGCGCGGACGGTAACGCAACGGTCTGGATCTTCAACATGAAGAACAGGTTTAGCTGGCACGACAAGCAGCAGCTTGACCACACAAGCTCAGACGCAAGCATGACCCCCAAAGACCACGGAGCCGCCGTTCTAGCCGCATTGCGTGCCAAGCATGACCCCAAGTGATGTAGCAGAGAACAGAACCGACCTACTAACTTTTATTCGAACAATGTTCCAGGCGCGCAAGGGCATAGACATAAAGCGAAACTGGCACCAAGATGCAATATGCAATGCCCTTGAGCGCGTCGTTATTGGTGACTGTAAGCGGTTAATTATTAACGTCCCACCGCGATCAGGAAAGACAGAGCTGGCGGTAATCAACTTCATTGCCTGGTGCATGGGCAACTTCCCAGACTCCGAGTTCATACATGCCAGCTATTCAAAGCGCCTAGCCACGGCCAACGCTTACGCCGTTCGAGCTATCATGCAGCATGAGAGGTATCTGGAGGTATTCGGGCACACGTCAATGTCTGGCGATTCACGCGCCAAGGATGAGTTTAGAACGGCGCAAGGCGGCATCGTCTACGCTACCGGCGCGGGAGGAACAATTACGGGCTATGGCGCGGGCAAGATGCGTGCCGACTTTGGCGGGGCGATTATCATTGATGACCCTCACAAGGCTGGTGAAGCCAACAGCCCAACGATGCGGCAGAACGTGCTGGACTGGTTTGCCACCACAATGGAAAGCCGCAAGAACAGCCGTGACACTGCCATCATCGTCATAATGCAGCGGTTGCACGAGTCAGACCTTAGTGGCTGGCTACTTGACGGCGGCAACGGCGAGGACTGGGAGCACCTAAACATTCCAGCGCTTACCGAAGATGAGAAGTCATTCTGGCCTGAGCAGTTCGGGCTAGACACGCTGCACCGCATACGCGACACCAACGGTTACGTGTTTGCCGGTCAATATCTACAGCGACCAGCCCCAATAGGCGGCGGCATATTCAAAGATGAGTGGTGGCAGTATTATAAAGTCCTGCCCAAAATCAAATACCGTGCCATCTACGCAGACACCGCACAGAAGACCAAAGAACAGAACGACTACAGCGTGTTCCAGTGCTGGGGCATGGGCGAAGACGGGCGCATATACCTGATCGACATGGTGCGCGGCAAGTGGCAAGCACCGGAGCTGCTAGTAATTGCCAAGGCGTTTTGGGATAAGCACAAAGCAGAGCCTCGCATTATGGGTACGCTCAGGCAATTCAAGGTAGAAGACAAGGCAAGCGGAACCGGCTTGATTCAGCAGCTAAAGCAGAAGAAGGTTCCAGTCGACGGAATACCCCGAAGCATAGACAAGGTGTCTAGGGCTATGGATGCTGCACCCCATGTTCAGGCGGGCAACGTAGTATTGCCAGAAGACTCAGAGTGGTTGTCTGATATACTAAACGAAGCAACAAGTTTTCCGAATGCTTCGCACGATGATACACTTGACCCGATGATGGACGCCGTATCTGATATGCTAATCGAAAAACAGCGGCCAAGTTACGCCGATCTACTATAGGACATAACATGCCCACCTTCCCCAGCAGATTCGCAGACGGCATCACCAGCCTCACCAACAAGCTGGCCAACCGGCGCAACGCCCAGTCAAGCAACCGCATGACCAGTAGCCGCGTTGACTGGGATGAGCTGCGGGCGATCTATAAGACCGGCGTCG